ATGATCTACATCGGGCTGCCGCAATGGTCGCACCCGAAATGGGCGCGGCTTGGTATTCAGGGACTTGAAGACTACGCCCGACACTTCAACTGCGTGAAGCGGGGAGTTTAAAAAACACTAAAGAACGCCCAAGAGCATGAGTTTTCTTTATGTTATTCAATGTATTATGAATGTGTTCATATGAAATTCGCTAAAGTTCATGCGTCCAAAAATGTCCCATCAGTGCCCCATACCAGATATTTTTGCCCCAATAGTGCCCCATATACCCGCTTCTAATATCGCCCATGGAAGGGTGGTGTTTGCATGAAACTAAGCCTGTTTCGAAGCCGGGAATTTTTTGTACACAGTGCATACGGCCACGTCATATATGATGGCGATCTGTTTTCTATCGACCCCGTTCGCAATAAGTCTTCCAGCCTGCGCCCATTGCTCTGGCGATAATTTCGGGCGACGTCCACCGATTCGACCCTTTGCGCGCGCCGCTGCCAGCCCGGCTCGGGTTCTCTCAACAATAAGCTCTCGTTCCATTTCTGCCAGAGCAGACATGATGTGAAATATGAAGCGTCCCATCGGGCTGGACGTGTCAATGCTGTCTGTCAGGCTACGAAAATGGACTCCGCGCTGACGCAGTTCGTCCACCAATAAAACCAGATTTCGCATACTGCGACCAAGCCGATCCAGTTTCCAAACCACCAGTGTATCGCCCTCTTTTAATTCCTTGAGCACCCTTTTCAGTGCTGGACGATTTGCAACAGTACCGCTCATTTTATCTTCGAAAATCTGCTCACATCCTGCGCGCTCAAGCGCCTGTCGCTGTAGAGCGGTGTTTTGGTCATTTGTTGATACCCTGGCATAGCCGATTTGCATATTTTTCACCCGATAAATTTTGCCAAAAATCAGGTGAAGTTATCTGCATGCTATTTGAAGAGCAATCTCTCAAATGTCGGTTTAGGAAAAGCAGATGGTGTGACTTTCACGAACCTGGATCTGAGTCTTAAAGGGGGTAGCTCTGGCATCTTGACCCTGAACCAGTTAGCAAGTGATTCTACCTTTTCCGGTGGGAGTCGTTTTTATCACGAAACCCAGTCAGGAGTTCACAAAACGACCATTCATACTTATTCAGCCGGTTATTCGAAAAACAATTATGTTCAAATATCGGAAGACGGAGATCTTACCGGAATTCGTAACTCTAATGGTCTGAACTTTTTTGCAGGAGAGCGTGGTTTTCGTGGTAATTGTCTTCAAACTGGATGGGGTGGTGAGGGAGATATTCTCAATGTTCCTTTCTTTGGAAATATAGTAAGAGGTAATGATGGCGGTTGGTCACCAATAGTATCAGGTGGTTCAAGTGCTACGGGCGGTTATCAGACTCATACCGCATTCGGAGCAATTGCAAATGGCGCTACTACATGGGCCAGTGCCGCTATAAAGATTTTAGGTGATAACATTTATCACAGAGCATTTATTTTCACACATAACGGTGACATTTCCACATGGGGGCAAGGCGCAAATTTAGAAGGGAATTATATATTTCAAAAAGCAGCAAATTCAGACCGAGATATAAAGAAAGACATTGAATATACAAAAGGCAAGGAAAGCTATGACCGTGTGATGAAATGGATGCCTACATCATTCAAATATAAAGGATCTGAAATTCAGCGATATGGTTTAATTGCTCAGGATCTAGCTAAAATCGATCTTGAATATGTTAAGTTGGTTCCTGGAAATCCCATTATCGAAACGGTAATGAAAAAGAGTGATAAAGAAGATGCAGAGATACCTACGTCAGTAATTGTTGATTATCAAGATGATACACTAGCTCTTGATACAAATGTTATGTTAGCTGACATGGCCTGCGCGATGGTATTTATGGGAAACAAGATTGAGGAAATGGAAGCCAAAATTGAAAGACTATTAAAGAAAAAGTAGTTAATAAGAATTTTCTATCGCACACTTTTACAATGAAATGATTCTTTTGAAAGTGAATCTTTGAGAGAAACGTGTGCGATAGTTTACTTTTTTTATTTTTCTTCCAGATCTTTGACCCTGCGAAGTAATTGCCGAACTACCGGAACAAGATAAGCCGCCGCTGTTTCAGCAACATTAACAATCATGCCGTCCTCGATCATACCGCCTCCATCAACATCCATCAGCGGCGACCGTTCTATGAGCTCGGGGAACCGCTCATAAATATCCTGCGCCCGAAAACCCACTCTCATTGCATCGGGGGTCCACTTCAGTGAATAAACAATGGACTCCCACTCACTGATAAATGAAATCGCTTCCTGTTCAGTGATCACCCTTTTTTCATTTTTAACACGAATATCAGAAACACCGGGTGTAAAGGTACCTGCATGAGAAGTGATAGCACCGGAACCATTCTGGAATTTCCAGTATTTCGTATAATTATTTCCATCCGTTGAAATCAGGGCTGGTCCTGAATTTGTTGCTGTTCCGTCTGCACCAATGGAGTAGCAGAATGAGGTGTACATCGTCAGGCCGCTGTGGATAGTTTTTGCAGTAACAGCTTTATTGTTATAAGAAACGTTTGATCCAGCATCCAGCGTAACAATCAACGCCTTATCAGGAACCCACTGATCGCGCATTATAGTCGTCGTCAGGCCAGTTGCCGATGTAATGTCGGTATTCAATCCGGATGCGGCTAAACCGAGGTTTGTGCGAGCGTCCTCTGCCTTTGTTGCACCTGTGCCTCCCTGGTTAACCGGCAGCGCGCCATTGCTTCCTTTCTGCAGTAATTTTCCAATGGCCGGGATTGTTAAGCTAGCGCCGTTGATGGTTACACTGACATTCTGGTTGGCATTCGTGGTGGCAAAGGCTTCCCACGCTCCGATATTTTCATCATATTCGTTAATGAGTTGGGAGATACTTTGGGCGAGCCCATCAACTGACAGGCTGTCCGTTACCAGAATACCGTAACGCTGGCCGCTAACAGCCGGTGATGCTCCAGGAGTAACGGTCAGGGATGTGGCGCTGTTAATGGCCGTTATCTGAACGAGCTGCACCGGATTTGATGCCACAATTAAAGTCTGACCCAGGCGGATCTGACTGGAGGGTGAAGTGAAGTTAGTTCCAGAGCCTGTTACCGTATTACCGCTAAAAGAAATTGTTCCCGTGCTGTATATCATATTATTTCTCCAGTGCACTGATATAATCGTCAGGCATAAAATAAAAATCTTAAAGGTATCGAAGTGAAACTGACTCAAGCCATGACTCTGGCTATTTCTTTGACTGTCGCAGCCTGTGCAACGTCCGGAAGAGATAATGATTACGTTATGGACTACCCCATAGATGCCGCCAGAATGTCTTTGGGCGGCGAAATTACAGCTCTTGTTGACTGCGATAAAAAAGAAGTATCTGTAATATCCGACACAAGTAATGGGATATTCGCGAGACATCTAAAAAGAAGAGTCTGGAATATATGCTTTAGCAAACAGGGGAAGTTTAAAGTGACCTATCGGTTTGACCCGGTAAGAGGAACAGGACAGAACATGCTCGCCACCCAGCCATCAAGAACACCGGTATAGATCAGCCATAACGCAAAGCTGTTTATCCATCCAGCGAATACGCCCGCCAGCCAGCGGGCTTTTTACAGTGAGCAATGCAGGGCTTACGTGACTGTTTTAAGACAGATTTGACAGAACTCCGTAGGGTATCCGCATACCGTAAGGTTTCAGTGTACCAGCCCACGTTTGTTGGTTCTGATTAACCCACTGGCACTGAAGTACGCCATTGACAAATCTGAAGAATGGGCCCGAAAAGCCTGTAACAGTGCCATCATCTGAAATATTCCCACCGGGCACTGCGCTTACCAGTATCCAGCTGTTGGTGCCTATGCTCTGGGAATACACCGCATTATCGAGGTCGAAGCCTGCTGGCACATCAAAGAACCCGAGAATACGAGGAATTTTAGCGGCCATAACGGCAGACCATACCAGTTGCCCGGACGCATTAAAAATATCCCGATAACCGCTTTCAACCGGAACATCATTTCGGGTTCTTGCCATTGAACCGGCATTTGCCGTCATCCAGTCAGGCCCGGTAAAAAACATCTTTGCGTTATTATTAGGTTTAAACCAGCGGAGGCTGTCGTTCAGTGGGGCACTGTCCACTGCAAAACCCATATCAACAGAGTTACCGAGTTGACAGGATATATTGTAAAACCCAACATCGCTTATTCCTGAATAAAGACGATTATCGTAATAATAAGTGCCCTTGAAATCCGAATCGATGACCAGTGCACCCTTGTCGTTCCATACCTGGTATCCGCTCATAAAAATGCATACATATCCAGAGTGAGAGTTACAGAAGGGGTATATCTCGATAATTTAAAAATGCGAAACCCTCCATCATAGGCACGTGCGGCAAAGTTGGCTGGTGTATAATTAACGGAGCTAGCCGTTGATACCACGACGACAAAGCTGCCAACTGAGGTCAGCCCCGCAAATGCGCCAGTAACAGCATTTATGTTGTCCGACATAGTGATGGTGGTTCTACCGAGATAACGTGTGTTGTAGTCGCCAATGTCCACTATCAGCTTTCCGTTAGCATCCCAGCACTGTAGACCACACGGCATAGAACCTCCTTACCAGAGTCCGTCACGTATCCTGAGTGTTCCGTTAGCGTCATAGACCAGTCGCAGAACACCGTTATCGACCGTTCTTCCTGCGCCATTGGCGGCGTTGCGCTCGAACGTCCCGCTTTTATCCAGACGCCAGCCTACTGAGCCAGCCACATAGTTATTCGACTGGATGAAATTGCCGATTTTTGCATTGCTGATGGTGCCGTCCTGAATGAACGTTTCCCGGATGAACGTCTGCCCGTTCTGTATCACGAAAGGCAGTGAAACGTTTCCTCCCGCCTGAGCCATTACTGCAAAGCGATCAGCAACGAACAGTACCTGTGACTGCATGCCGGATGGCGAGTTCTGGACGCCGATCCCCATCCCGGCGGCGTACTGCCGTCCGTTAGCATCCACCGCCACTTTGATGTTATACATCGCGTTGAGGTTGCCGTTTACATCTGCCACCGCCTGCGCCGTCTGGTTGATGGCAGCGGTCTGCCCGTTCACCGTCACCGTCAGCGAGTTGATTTTCGTGGCCGATGCCTGTGTGAAATCAGCCAGGGTTTCAGTCAGGTCGGTCGCGTTTGAAACATTGCCACCCGCTGAGGCATCCAGCGTAACGAGCGCGCGTGCAACCGCCTGGCTGGTATCCGCGATGGTGGTGTCTATCCGGTCAATTTTTGCGACATTGCCGTTATTGGTGGCAGTCTGGGATCGGCGGGAAGTCACCTGCGCCAGGCTGTTCTGGATCACGGCAATTGATGAGTTTTTGACACCGCCGGTCATGCCGTCCATCGAAACGGAAATTTCGTCGATTTTTACGGCAGCCTGTGCCAGCCCGTCAGCGTTCTCCTGAATGGCCAGCGCCTGCTGCTCAAGTTCGTCGGCGTTCTGTTTGATGTCGTCGGCCATCCCGGCAATTTTTTCATTACTGTCCACGGCGCTTTCTATCAGATCCTTGAACGTCTCGGACTCTTTGATCTCATCCAGGATCACGTCAGTAATGTCAGAAACATCAATACTGGCCTGACCGCGCACCCAGTCGGTATAACCCGACTCGTTACCGGTCCTGTCTACCAGCTGCGCGCGGTACCAGAAAATCTGCCCTGCCTTCAGGCCCATCTGCTGATATTTACGGGCAGGATACGGCACATCTGCCAGCAATATCGCATCGTCTTCGCTACCGGTCAGGCTGTACTGAATTTCAGTTTTCAGCGTGTCTTCCGTGTTCTCCGGGAATCCCCAGTTCAGTTCAATGCCAAAAACCACATTTTCGGACGCAATAAAGCCTACTGGCTTCGGCGGATTCCCTACCTTGCCCGTCAGCGTTTTTTCTTCCGAATAGCCCCAGCCGGACGAAATCTCAGCGGCATTAATGGCGCGTACGCGCACCAGATAGCGTCCGGCATAAATACCCGGTACATCGAAGGACGTGGTGGAACTGCGCGGCACGTTGATCCAGTTCCCGTCATTGCGGCGCCACTGCGCTTCATAGGCGATAGCGTTCTGCGCCTGATCCCAGCTCACACGCATGGTTTCCACGCTGATATTTTGCTGTACCACCGAGAAGGAGCTGATCACGATATTCGCTGGCGGCGACTGGTTACCCGGCGGGATGACACTTACCGGGCGCTGGTCAATGATGGCACCGGTATCGATGCGGGCGTACTTATCAGGATCGTGCCATGCCCCCGCAATAGAAAACGTGCCATCGTTATTGTCCTTCACGCTCACAACGCGATACTGCTGAGCATAGAGCTCGTCAGACTCAACCACCCAGACAGCCTCCGCCTGTGGCGTTTCGCTGTAAGCGGTTGTTACCGTGATGGCCTTGCCATTCACAGCCTGAATGGTGCGACTCTGCGATGCGCCGGAAGGCAGGTTCAGGATAAGTCGGTCGCCGGCAGCGGCATCTGCTTCACGGTCAAGGGTAATAACCCTGCCATTAACGGCGCTGATGCGCCCGCCCATAACTTTACCGGAGAGCATCTCGTCAGCCACGGCAATGATGTAACCGGGCTGCGGGATGTTCCCGTCCAGGCCAACATCGAACGAAACGATGCGATCCTTATTGTTGGTGAGGATACCCCAGCGGCCTTTCCGGTTTGCCTCTGACTGCCGGGTGCAGCCGATGGCGGTCATTTCCAGCTGGTTGAAGCCATACCGTGCTACCAGAGACTGCTCAAACACCGGCTCCATCGCGTCTGCATAGGCGTTAGCCGGATCCGACCAGGATACCAGCGCCGTGGTGTAGCGTGTCTTTGTCGTGCTGCTTGAATAGGTGAACCGGCCATCAATCACGTTAGCGCGTGTGTAACTGTAATCCACATCACGCGGCATGTCCGCCAGCGCAACAATCTGATCGCCGCCCCAGTAGGTCATGCCACGGAAGATGGCCGCAAAGTCACGCAGTACCGTATACGCTTCATTCCTGTCCTGAACATAAACGTTACAGGTATAGCGTGGTTCGGTGCCGCTGCCGCCTTTCCCGTCCGGTACCGGTTGATCGCAGTATTGCGCTACCTGGTAAAGTGTCCACTTATCGATATTCGCCGCGGTCAGGCGATCACCCAGTCCGAAACGGTCAGTCACAACCAGATCATAAAAAATCCAGGCAGGGTTATCCGTCCACGCCCATTTAAACGATCCTGTCCATGTACCACTGTAACTGCGGGTCTCAGGGTCGTAGGTGTCAGGAACGCGAATAACGCGGCCGCGCGGCTCGCAGGCGATCTGCGGAATGGAGCCGTTAAACTGGCTCGAGTCGAATTCAATGTACAGCAGCGCGGTGTTCGGATAGCGCAGCTTGGCATCGATCACCTCGGTGAAGCTCTGTAGCGTCATCGTGTCGCCGATCTTCGCACTGTTTGCGTCAGCGGTGAGCTTGCGCAAACGAATTGTCCAGGTACTGCCAGCCTGAGGTAAATCGATACGGTGGCTGCGCTCGTAACCTGAAGTCGTTTTCCCGGTCACACTGGTATTAAGCACTGTCTCCCATGCGCCGCCGTCCGTCTGCAGATCAATTGCATAGTTGATGGAGTAGCCAACCAAATCGCCGTCGTTTTCCTGCTTATACAGCGAGGGCCACTTGAGCCGCAGGCGAACTGCAGAAAGCTGGGTATTGGTAAATGTCCGGGTCCAGGCTGTGGCGCTTGATACTTCGGTACCCACGCTGATTTCGTTCTCGGTGCCGGGAATACCCTGAATGTATTTCTGCGCCTGGGTGCCGGGGCGAAACTCCCAGGTCACACCGCTGAAGTTCTGAGAGCCGTCAGCATTCTCAATCGCGGTACCATCAAGGTAGATGTCTTTGCCGGTTAACTGCCCTGAGAACTCACCCTCTCCGAGAGCGATTAATATTTTCGCCTTCGCAACAGACTGAAGATCGTCAGGCTGTTCTGTAGGCGTGCGGGATTTAGAGCCGCCACCCTTGCGGCCCCTTATAGCAGTTGCAGTTACCATATTGCGCCCATAAAAAAACCGCCCGGAGGCGGTTGGTTATTCGAAGGTGTTAATCCCAGTGCTCATTGCTTGCACATTCATTAAGTGCAGCAGCAATTATTTGTTTCTGCTCGGGGCTAAAATCTTTCCATATCAACTGTAATGCTTCTGAGGCATAGTTATGCCAGTTATGTACATGCCCGCCTGCTGACCAATCCGGATTATCCCAGTCAAGATAAGATGCTTCCCTTATAGCTTCCTCAAGTGCTTTTTGAGCCTTTATAAAGGGATCGGGGTCATTCTTTTCTTTATTTATTGGTGGACTGCACAAGATATAACCATGAAGCAATTTCATCGTTTAATATCCTCAGGAGTGGAATGAATGACTTTCTACTGCTGATCTTCTACATATATCCCGGCAGAAATAATGGCACCGCCGATGCGGCGCTTACCGTAGAGAAGCGGGACCGGGTAACCCTGTGCAGCTGTGTTCGTTACACCACCGAACGCGTAAGAGGCGCGGTTATCTGCATCCTGTTTGCTGGCGAGGCCTGCCGCCTGCGGCGATAGCATCTGGATTACACCGCCAGCCATAAGGGCGACACCAGGAGCTACCAGCACCATACTCGCGCCACCAGTGAATCCCGATAATGCATACCCAGCGACAACTAAGACTGCGCCCAGTATGGTTTGTAATAAACCTGCTTTCTTACTACCTATGATGACTGGAGCAATACGGATAACATCTTCAGTTATTGGATAACCTAAATCATCTTCGCCAATATTTTTCTTTCCCTTAAATATAGCGAATGTTAATCCTCTTTTTTTACTCGTATTCAGATACTGTTCAAAACCTGAAATAGTACAACAAAGAGCCCGAAAAACTTCTGCAGTTGTTGACACTAGGCGTTCATGAGATTTACCGAATGTCTTTCCTAAAACACCACCAAGCTCGATCTTTACCATTACTTCTTTCATATTTAAAGTTTCCATAAAAAAACCACCCGAAGGTGGTTAATTTTCAGATTAATAATAATCAAATTGATGAAGGCCTAATATCAAGACCAGAGCTTGTGTCGCCAGTTATTCTAAACTTTTGCGTTTCATTAGAGTTAATTTGCGTTGAGGACTCTTTTATCGGTTGGCCCACCTTGAATCCACATAAACCCTTACCTTGAGAATCGCCAGATATTCCTAGTATATGCCTTCCGGGTTCTGCCTTGATACTTATCGATTCACCAGTATCAATTCTCGCATACGATTTACCATCTACGGTTATTTCAACGAAACACCCGCCACCAGCAAACCAACCGTTATCTCTGTTAACAACAATCGTTGACTCACCAATCCCTCGGTTAAGGATTCTCTCAGAAGGTACTGGTTTAGCCTGTTGTGAATTCACTGCGGAGGTGGTACACCCAGCTAAGCCAATTAGTGCTGCTGCAAGTATTAACTTTTTCATGTCCTTATCCCCTTTGGTTTTACAAAAGGTTAGCACAGAGATTTGTAACGTAGAATCTTCATTGTTCTTTCCTGCCAGTAGCCGCCGTACGGCACGCGCTGGCTTAGATGTCCGTACAGATGATGCAGCAGCATGTTGCCTTCCAGCAGAATACCCGCGTGATTCCACTTATCGGACTGGACCTGCATGATCACCATGTCGCCGGGTTGCGACGGGCCCTCGAATTCACGAAAACCGCACTCATACCAGCAGTCCTGATAAAAGTTGTCAGGATAGTCGTTTTCCCACCACGGGTAATCCACCCGGTAATCGTGCAACTCGATCCCGTACGTCTGCCGGAAATAGCTCATCACCAGCCCCCAGCAATCATAAACGCCCAGAACGAAAGGCCGCTCGATCAGAGGGATTTCTCCCCGTGGCATAATGGTTCGCAGATCACCTTCCGGCCAGCTGACGATGTGCCAGGGCAGCCCGTTAAGGTCACACTGAGCCTTATCCGTTTCGCTCGGCTGTGTGGTTGCATCAGGATGACTGTGAACGATGGCGGTCACCGTTCCCCAGTCTTCCGCCGCGGCATAATCTTCCGGGCAAAGGACAAAATTGTCCTCAGGGTTATCGGCCATGTTGCGACAGGGAAAATAGCGCTCCACCCGGCTCTTCTGCGCCACCACGCCACAGCATTCCCGCGGATACTCCGCTTCGGCATGCGCCATAATGGCATTAATGGTTTTCTGACGCATATCAGCTCCTGATCAAAGACGTGCCCGGGAAGCCACCAAACGAAAGTTCATTATTTTCGCCGAACCGAAGTTTGCAGGCCGTAAGGGTTCCGTTGCATTCGTCCAGAGAAGGATCGCTTACCGGGTTGTTGTTTTTGTCGAAATAGCGCGTCCCGGCATAGTCGCACCCGTCGCCGGTACGGTATTTATTACGGATGCACCATGTGCAAAGAGAATGGAGCTGGCGCGTTGGTATCATCAGCCCCTGCAGATCCATCGGGCTGGAGAGCGTGAACTCAACCACTTCGTCGGTTTCATTGCTCTTTGCATCAATATAAAAAACTTTCAGCTTCTCCTGCGTCGGATCCGCTGTGGCATTACCCCCGGTAAAGTTTTTCGCATCGAGATATTTACCCAGGGTGTCATGGATCGTCACCTTCGCCTGCAGCATATCGTCATAGGCAAGACAAAGCGCCGTGATGGAGCTGTCGAGGTTAGCCACCGATAATTTCGGTTGCGCGCTGCTGCCACTGGTAGAAGCCTCGATCCCTTCAATCTGACAGGGCCAGGCTTTGTATTCCTCGCCCTGCCACCATATTGATTTCGCCGGCAGCTTATTTTCATCCCCACCAGCAGCGGTTATTTCCGCCTCAGTGTGAGCAAGGCTGTAGCTGTGAAAGCGCAGCACCTCGCCTGTACCGAAGGTGGTACCATCCACCTCGAAAAGCCTGACCTCGTCGCCAGGCTCAAGCTTCTGATAATCTGCGTTAAGACTCATGGTCGGAATGCCTGTATGAATGTGGCTTCAAGGTTGAACTTCCCGGCACCAAGACCGGTTGGTTTATAGGTTTCGCAACGATAAAGGCCCAGTTGCTCCAGCGGTGGCTTCCACTGAAACGCTCTGGTGCCGCCGTGCCTGTCGAGAAATGCCTTTATGGCTAAGATATAGGACTCGCTGCCGGTGAAATTAAGCGTCCATTGCTGGCTTCTGGGGTTTAGCCCGTCGCCTGACACCTGCTCATATCCATCACCAAACTGGGCTTTCCTTGTTCTGAAAGTCGTGTCGGCTTCAGCATTGACGCGCGGGCACCATGAGAAAGTTTCAATAGCCATTATTACCGGCCTCCTCGTGTAGCATTCCAGATGTCTCCGCCTGGCTTGATGTCCCGCATGAGATTTTGTTTGTACCGCTGATCCACAAACCGACCGATTTCAGCCCCGAACTGCTCCAGACCCGCTGAGGTTTTGGTAGACGTGTTGCCATTGCCGTCAATGTTGATATAGACCTGTGGAGCGGAAGATGCCGTCTGGCCACCACCGCCAACCGCACGAACGGCGAGGGAACCATCCGGTGCGCGGGTTAACGGCATGATGGCTTCGGGGCCAGCCTCGCCCATGATTCCGGCCCCGCCTTTTGCGAAAGCGAACATGGTGGGGTTTCTGACGATCCCGTTACTGAAGGCGCTCAGGGAAGGCGAATCGTAAACTCCGCCCAGGGCATTAAACTTGATGCCAGCAGCCGCAGAGTCATACAGGCCCGAGGGAGTTGAACCGCCACCGGCGCCACCGCCGAAATAGCTGGCCACTCCACCAACCAGAGAGCCAAACAAGCCCGAGCTGGATGAACCACCGCCCATCGCGCTTACCACCGCCATCTGCAGAGCCACCTTTTCGATGATCTGCAGAACGGAAACGCCCCAGGCTTTCCAGCTGACTTTATTGCCTTCCAGCATTGAGGTTACGTTACCAAAAGCGCTGTCGAGTGTGGTTTTCACCCCATCAGAAACCGTGCCGGATACGTTACTGATTTCATCAAACCAGTTTGCATAGCCGCGTGATACTCCGGACGTCCAATCCGCTTCAGCTGCTGCAATAGCCTTGTATTTCTTATCCAGAGCATCGAGGGCTGCGGCGCGCTGCGCGATGGCCTCGGTACCGCCGTCCGTTTTAGCAAAAACACGGTCGATCTGTTGCGTCTCGTCGAACCGGCTGCGCTGGCGATCGCTCATGCCTGCGGTTTCGGTTGTCAGCGTCGCCTCATCCCTGAACTTTCTGGCCGCTTCAGTTAAATCCTTCAGGGCATCAGCCTGTTCGCGCTGCTTGCGCACGTTCTCGTCGGCTTTTTGCGTCCATTTTGCCAGCTCTGCTGATGATGCCTGGATCGCCCTGCGCTGCTCGTCGGTCCATTTAGTGCCTGCCTGGTGCGATGCCGCATAAAGCTCGGATGCTTTTTCGCCTTCCGTCGCCCTGACGCGTTGCACATCGATAGCCACACTCAGATCGGCCATTTTCCGGGAATACTGTTCGGCGGTGCTGGCTGCTTCACGCTCGGCTTTACTCTGTGCTTTCGAGGCGGCGGTAGAGGTTTTTTTTGCCTCCGCAGCCGCTGCATCTTTTTTGGCTGCCTGATCCTTGTTGTAGATGTATTGGGTGTAAAGTGCTCCCGTCAGCTTCAGGTCTTCTGCTTCATACACGTGCTGCTGATGGAGTTTCTCTAAACCGCTTAGGCTGGCCAGCTCGTTATCTCGGCGTGAGCGCTCCAGTGCGGTTTGCTGTTGAGGCGTTGCGTTCGCCAGTGAAACGACGGGCCCGGCATATTGCGGCGGCTTGGCGCCAGCGGTCGCTGACATTGAGCGGTTAAGCAGGTCATACGCACCTTTCAGGATAGAGACGGCGCCAGCCTGTTCGATAGCCTTTTGCGTGGCCAGATCGCTGGCCTGGTTTACCAGCTTCTGCGTTTGCTCGACTTTTGAGGCTGCCTGTTCGCGCTGGTACTCCAGCTGGTTCAGCTTATCGGTCAGCTCGATATTTTTGGCCGTGATGTCGGCCTGGTCCATGAAAGTGTTAATCAGGGTCAGCGTCGGATGGCGGTTATAGTCCTGCTGGATTTGGTCAACCGCCTTAAGGCTGTCTTTCACCTTCGCGATCTGAGAGTCGAGGTCGGCCAGGTCCTGTTTTTGCGCCTGTAAAGATGTACGGGCATCAGCCGCGGTCGAACGCAGGCCAAGCACCGACATCTGCTGGAGCTTGGTGTTGATCTCGTCGAGGTTGTTGGCAAAACCTACCGCCTCACGGTGCACCTGCTGGGTATGCTGATACAGGCCATACATCGCAGCGCCGGCACCGATAATCACTCCAGGCCAGCCACCGAGAATACCAAGAACGCCACTACCCAGGCGGGACATCACCGAGGCTGTATTGGTGAGGTTATTAACGGCCGAAGTCCTGCCAGCAAGCGCCGTATTCAGTGATGCCTGAGCAGCAGCAAGATTACGCTCAGCCACAATCTGAGCCTCAATACTCGTCGCCGCTGCACGCGCCTGTTGAGCGCGGTAAACAGCCTGGCGACCAGCAGCAACGCTAACCTGAGCTCCTCGGACCTGAGCCTGCGCCAGCGCGACCTCGGCGGCCGTATTAGCGAGGACTGCCCGGGTTGACTGAGCAACGCTGCCGACCATGTTGCCAAAATAACGAGCGAGGCCAACACCAACCAGAAGACCGGCTGTATTTGCCACATCATCGATGTTATTCGCCAGACCATCCAGCACGCCAGAAAGCGTGGATGATGCGCCGACAGCATCATTCGCCCCACCAACCCATGCGAGAAAGGCGTTTTGCACTTTCTGTGCAGATCCGCTGATGGATGCAGGAAGGGTGTCGAATTCTTTACGGAGGATCTCAACGTTGGTCAGCAGCGGGACGATCTTGTTGGTCGTCAGCTCGCCGTTGTTGGCCATATTTCGCAGGCCACCAACAGTGGTACCCAGCCCATCAGCCAGCAGTTTCGCCAGGCGGCCACCGTTCTCCATGATGGAGTTAAATTCTTCACCTCGCAAAACGCCTGAGCCAAGTGCCTGGCTAAGCTGGGTGATAACAGAACTCGCCTCTTCGGTACTGGCGCCAGACAGCTTCAGTGAGGTTGCTACGGTTTCCGTAACTTTTGCGACGTCAGCAGAAGCGTAACCGGCATCTCGCAGGGACTGCGCAATTCTGCTGTACAGGTTGCTGTTTGCCTCTAGGGATGTTCCGGTGCGCTGGCTGATCTCCATCAGCACGCGCTGGGATTGCGCGTAATCCTCACTGGAAGAGGATGCCAGACGAAGGCGCCCATTTAGTTGGTTCCAGGTATCAGCAAACTGAATCAGCTGATGCGTGGCAAAGGCACCGGCCCACGCACCGGCAAGGCCGGCAGCGGAAGATCGCACGGTTGCAAGCTGAGAATTCAGGTCTGCCAAAGACCGCTGAGTTTCACGCGTGGCCGCTGCAGCTTTTTTCCCGCCCTGCTCCATAGTGCGGTAATAATCCGTTCCCATGCGGGACGCTCTGGCGATCTCAGACTGGAAAGAAGATGAGTTCGCCGAAATTTTGATGATTAGCTCGCGCAGCGTTGCCATATTTCACCCATAAAAAAGCCCGCAGCCGCGGGCGTCAAAGACCAGAGATCCATTCTTCAAGTTTTGAGATATCAGCGTCTTCATTCTGCTCTCCCCATTTCAGCATCACATCAGGGATAGTGAATTTCCCGCCCTGAGAGTTCAGCGTTGCAACAGAGATCTGCGCCGCCTGCGCATCGGCGCGCCAGTCGCCAATGGGGCTGATGCGGTCGAACTCGATCCACATTTTCAGTTCACTGGCTGTGATGGTCTGCCGTAGCTCGTGGAGGGTGCGCCCCAGTCGGAGCGCCAGCGACATCAGAAAGAAGGTCAGCGGCTGCTTTACGGCTTTCCCGCTTCTTCCTGACTCATTCCGAGGTTAAGAGCCTGTGCCAGAAGGCGGGAGTGGACCGGGCCATAAATTTTAGACACCTGCTCCTGATCATCATCGCTGAAAACGCGATCGCCGTTTTCATCCAGCAGAACGTCAATAAACAGAACGACATCAGCCTCTTTGTTACGCAGGAACTTCTCCGCCTCAGTCAGCGTCGGTGCCTCTTCGCCCTCGGCCAGTTGCGGATTAACGATTTCCCGGAATTTAACCCAGGCATCCCCGGACGGTTCGCGCAGCGTTACCTTTGCGCCGTCCCATTCAGGGACCGTGATACCGTCTTTTGTGCGGTAGGCTTTCGATGCAGTAAGCGCCACGTTGCGTAATGAATTCTGTGATGTTCTTTGCGCCATTTCATCTTTCTCTTGTTACGTGGTGGGAGGGATAAAAAAGCGGCCGAAGCCGCTCAGGAACCAGATGCGAAAATGCGCTTAGGCTTGCCGCGAACGCGCAGAGAATAGGTCGCGCCAACAACCGAAGAGGTTGCCGCAGACCAGGAACTCTGGCGAACTTCCACCAGCACATAAAAACCGTTGCCTGACGGGAACACCACGCGCAGCGCGCGCAGTTCGTCATTTTCGTAAGCGGTCTGTAGTGCCTCCTGTGCTGCTTCATCGCCAACCCAGTTACGGGTGATGCTCATTTCACCAGGCGCGGCGAGGCCGTTGGTTTGCTCCTGTTCAGTTGAGCACAGCGTGGTGACGTCGATGTCACCCTTCTGACCGCCGGTGAAGGTGATTTCCTTCGTCGCACATGCCGCTTCCAGCCAGGTAATCCCGGCGCCGGGGAAAGTGGACGATGTAAAATCCTCAGCTGTTACAGGCGCATCGGAGACGGCAAACGTCATCCCCTTTGTGACTTCATATTTACTGCTCATGATTTCTCCAGATAAAAAAAGGCCGCCGGAGCGGTCTGTGACGGTGAGCGAGCCTAAACGATTACTCGAAATTCAAGCGTGGCCCGGTGATAGTGCAGATCAGGCTCATAGCCTGGCGTCTTAACGATATTTTCTGGTTTCAGTACCTGCAGGGCATCCAGCGCCATATTCCTTATCGTGCGGGCTTCGGTGATGGTGCGGGAATAGACATCAACCTGAACCGAAACAGCAGACTCAGCCTGACCACAAAGAACGTCAGCGGCCACATCAGTGATGATCGAGAAAATTACCCACGGCGGCGATACTAAAGGATTCCCGTCACTACCGAGCGGCGCAACGTAGGGATAAACCTGCCCCCCGGCCAGCGGCTCCAGCAGTGGATAAAGATCGTCTTCCGTCATTTGCTTAATGCCTCGTCAATGGCCTGGTTCATGCGCCTGATGGCGACCTCTGTCGCCTGCTCCTGGCGAACATCAAACGCAGGACGAATGAAAGGATGCGGCGGCATATTCACGGTACCCATTTCGACGAAACGCCAGTAAAAGGCGTTTCTCGGGTTATTCGCCTTCATCGTGTTATCGCTGTTGCCGGTGCGCGGGTTCACGCCACGAATATGCACTCCGGAAGAAATTTCCCCGCGGCGGCGGCTTTTTTGAGTAACCACCACCACGTTTTTTTTCATTTTTCCTGTGCGTACCGGCGCCCGTGCTATCACCTCTTCTTTGAGAACTTCTGCCCCGGCGCGCGTAGCATCGCGCAGAACTTTGTTATTTTCAGCGCGGCTAAGCGCCTCCAGATCTTTTGCGATGTCATTCAACCCGGAAAAATCGAGGCTCGTCTCTATCACTTTTCAGCTCCCGTTTTGCAAAGTATCTCCAGGCGGGTGCCGGCCGAGTTTGCGACAGGCGGACCGATGACATTAAGCATCTGCCCTTTGTACGGGCCGCTGAGCACTTCAATACGTGAAGATGCATTTACCTCAGGCCTGAAACGCATCCAGACGCGAATGTTTGCCTGTGACGTTTCTGCCCCGCCGGATAGTTGCTCTCTGCCACTTATCCCCTTTACCTCAGCCGGAACCGGGGCACCACCACTCCAGGACTCAACCGGCTGGCCAGATGGATCACGTGAAGTCGTGAAGGTGAGAATTTTTACCCTGTGCCTGAATCGTCCAGGTTCCATCAGGAGCCCTCCTCAGGTTCAGCTTTGCCACGCCAGTTCCGATGAATGAACATCATGCGTTCGGCGGCAGCATTCTCGTAAAGCTGCACTTCGCTTTGCGCGGTCCTGTGTTCGAACATGTCAGCGAAGACAAGGAGAACGGCCCCCTTTACTGCAGCCGGAATATCAGCAGCAGCCTTCCATGCCGGTTCATCACACCAGCGGAAGCAGTAGTCAAAGGCAGCCTGAGCGTAAATCGTGATCAGCTCGTCCCTGTCGTCCTCTTCAAACTCAATCTGCTGCTTAAACAGATTGAGGCTAATAACATCAAGAACGTCTATCGCCATACTTTAAAAGGGCGGGGTAACCCGCCCTCCTCCATCATGAGCCAGAAGAGAAAGAGCCCTTGATGATTGCTGTCGGGCGATAGTGCGCCAGCGCCAGGCGTTCTTCGCACAGGATGGTCAGCATGTTTTTCACGAAGTTATCGCGGTCTTCACGGCTGACTTCGACGGTGGCATCCATACGATCCCATACCTGTGAGGCCATATCGAAACCACCCACCGTAAAGGTACCGGCCGCCTGCGCTTTGGTTGGTACGACTGGCAGGCCCCACATGATGTTACTGGTGAACGCCTGAGGACCACCGAAGAGATAACGACCTTCGTTGTCCTTCAACAGCGCAATGTTGTGCCAGTCGCGCGGGTTAAGGACGATGCCAGAGGCACTGAACTCGGACTCGGTCACCTGATAAATAGCGTGAGCGATGATGTCTGCACGGGTGTCACCGGTTGCATTCAGCGATGTGTCATAGGCGGTGGCCACTTTGTTCAGACCTTCCAGGTTATCCCCGCTGCCGTCGCCGTTCAGCAGCTGACCTTCTTCCTTCAGCGCCAGGCCGTACATCAGGCGGTCATTGACGTAGGACTGCAACATCGGGGCGTCGTCCATAACCTGGCGCGAAGCCTGCACCCAGTGGGCGATGGTTTTGACGTTGGCGGTCTGCTTACTGAAGGTGATATCCGATTCAGGCTTGAGCGCCTTTTCAGCGACCACGTCGGCGTTATTGGTAAACACCTCTTCGCGCACGTACTCCAGTGAGTTGCTGGAAATACGACCCTGTGCCAGCAGATCGCGAATGGTCAGGCGGCGCAGACCCGGCATGATGATGCCAGGAACCTGCATCGGCTGGATCAGACTGCCAGCTGATGCCGCAGTGCTGCCCAGGGATTTATTGAAGGTCTTCGCGTCGAAGCTGCCTTTGCTGCCGTTCCAGGACTTCTGCAGCTCTTCAGCTGCGCGCTCAGAGAAGGATTTCTTCTCACCCGGATTTTCAGCACCGGATGCCAGTTTCTGCTCAAGATCGAACAGTCGGGTACCGGATTTGGTCAGCTCGTCCTGTACTTTCACCAGGTCGGCCTGCAGCTGTTTGGAAACCTGACCAGTGCTTTCGATTTCCGCCTTCTGCGCATCGAAAAGCTGGGTCATTTTCTGCTGAGAGTCTTCGATAGCTTTTTGAATGAGAGCGAGTTCAGACATGATTATTTTCCTAAATTAGAAGGGAAGGATTTAATGCTCTGAAGCAGAGCGTTGATTTGTGCTTCGTTTCCGTCGCCCTCGGACTCGCTCCGAATCGCTGACTTAAACCGGGCTATAAGCCCAACTGCCTGTGATTTGGTGAGCCCGACTGAATCCCTCAGCCAGTTCTCCACATCACGGATCGTTTCAATGCCATCGACACTTTTCATGGCTGCAATGCCAGCCTGTTCGTTGGCCGGGAAGGTGCAGACGCTGATTTCTCGCAGCGCCTGGATATTCTTAAAAATGCGACCGGTGGGAATGATGGTGTAATCGTCTTTCGTCACTGAAAAGCCAACCGACATCCCCTCAACCGTACCGTGTTGCATTGCCGCCTTAAGGTCGGTGGCGCCGCTATGACCTGGTGTGAGCTGGCCCCGCACGTACAGTCCTTTCTCGTCCTCGGCGAGGCTGTCCCATTTGCCCACAGGCAGCTCCCACGTTTTGTGGTTGAAAAACATCGCCACTTTGCGGGTCTGGTTGGTCAGTGCGTTTTTAAACGCGCCGGGCAGAATGATGTCGCCGTCAGAATCGGTGTTATTGAAGACAGAGGCGTATCCTTCGAAAATCCCCTGCTTACCATCACCGGTGAATTTGATCTCTGTCTCATCGAAAGACAGTGTTTTAACGATTTCAGGCATCACGGCCCCCATAAAAATTAAGCCCCGTCATTTCGGGGCTCTTTGTTGGTACCTAAGTCGGTGATCGGCACATACTGCGCCTGGCGCATTGCCACATCGCCACCCGGCAATGGCGGCATGTTGTCCGTTCGGCGCATTTCGTTGATGGTGCGGAGCCCGGACTCGCCCATTGCCTTCATGAAGGCAGCGCGGGAGGCGGAATCGCCTCTCAACAAGCCATCAAGGTTATGCTCAGCGTGAATGCGGCCAACGTCCTTAGTCGGGATCAACCATCTCTGAATGCTGTTTTCCCAGCGGGAGATATAGGGCTGCAGGGTGTATTGCAGGAAGCCGAGATTCTGTTGCTCGATGCCGGAGCCCCAGCTCGTTGACTTCTCAACGTCACCGACAAGGTGCGGCGGTACGCCAAAGAATCGCGCCAGTTCGCTGACCTGAAATTTCCGGGACGCCATCATTTCGGCATCCTGTGGCGTGACGCCAATTGGTGAGGTGGTAAACCCCGCTTCGAGAATCCATAGACGTTTTTTTACCGGGCCTCCGGCGATCTCTTTAAAGTTCTCTTCAAGCTGATTCCGCTGCGGTTCGGTCAGCACTCTGTCGCCGGTCATCAGGATTTGCGGAGACTTGGCGCCGTTAGCAAAGAAATCCCGCTGCTGATCTTCCATCGCAACCGCCACACCTGCCGATTTACACGCAAAAGCTATGGGAGACAGGCCAACCAGTCCGGTAAAGCCAAAACCTTTGAGGTGAAATATCTCTTTCTGCGAAAAGTCAGCGTATTCGCTATCGCGCTGATAGCGATAAACCACTTTTTTACCGACAAGTTTCACATCCATGCTGGCGGACTGAAGTGGCAGAAGGCTAATCACGTCGCCAGCGCTATTGCGGTCAACCAGCGCGTAGGCGTTCCCGAAGAAACAGAGCTGCATCGTCATGGCCTCCCTGAACTCCTGGGCGGTCATGTACTGGTTCGGTGAGTAGCGCAGCAGTCGCGCCAGCGGATTGCTCAGACCTACCTTTTTGCGGTTGTCGTTATCGTCGGTTTCGAAAACATCCAGCGGCAGACATGCGGTGAGCGTAGAAATCAGACTCACGCAGCGCCACACTGTCGAGATTTGCAGTATCCGTTCATCGTTAATGGATGAATCGCCCAGGTGGCCATGTGCCGAAACTGGACCCGTCTGCGATCCCTGATTTGGGGTGACTAAACGCCCGCCGACAAACCAGGATTGCAGCCTTGCCCACCAGCCGTTATTGGTTCGCAGGTCAATCGTGTATTTAGGTTCTTCCATCACATGCTCAGCGGTCGGAAAATGAAGTCATCGAAGTCACCACCCTGTTCGGTAACTTCCCCATTAGCAGCACCAACGGACATTGTCATTGCGACCATGCCATCAATACGGCCCGTTGCTTTGGATTTATCGAGCTTTCGGTTGCCAGCAGCATCTTTCACCACCACCGCATTCACGGCACACATCGTTAACACGGGGTGCATGCCATGCCTAACGCGCCCGTTAAGCATTAAAGACTCCAGCGTGTCTACGGCTGGCCCCATATCCTTAAAGCCCTGGCCGAACTCTACCAGCGGCAGGCTCAGTCCAATGGCATCGGCATCTTTCCGGAATTGGTCTATGCGCCAGCGGTCGAAAGCCATCGAGGTGATGTCGAAATCACCGATAATTTCGGCGATGTCGGCGACCACGAATGAATAATCCACGGACGCGCCGGGCGTAGTGCGCAGCAGCCCCTCTCTCACCCAAACGTCATAGGGTGCGCGGTCTGTTTTGGTGCGCTCTTCAAGAGTCTTTTGGGGTGTCCAGAAGAAGGGGAAAACATCCCAGACACCATCATCTGCCTCGCCAGCAATAACGAGTGCTGTTAAGTCGTTCCTGGCTGACAGATCCAGCCCCGCATACCACTTCCTCGGTGTGTTTAGTGGACTACCGCCGCACAGCTCCCACACGTTGCGGGAGATAAACGGCGATACGGTAGACACGCGCTGATTGAGGTTGAGGTTCCGGAAGGTGTTTTCAAAGCTTGGCATCCGGCCAGCTTTCTCAGCCTGACGCGCCATGTCTTTTTCAGATCTGAATGTTCCCAGCGCCGGGTTCGCTGCCAGCCAGGACTCGCGTTTACTTATATCAGCGTCTTTTGGCGCTTCGTAAACGTGGCAGACGATGTGCGGATCTTTCGATTTGACCGCATCATCAATCCAGATACTCAGCAAGTCGGCATCATTCGCTGCCTGGGTGCTGATAACTATCAGCAGTGGATTCTCATGCGCGCCCTGTGCCGTGGTTATGGCGTCGATAAAATCATCCTGCGGCCCCCTTACCTGCCCGGTTTCATCAAGAATGGCCAGTATCGGCGAAAGGCCGTGCGTGGTTTTACCCTCAGCAGATAACGCCTTGTACTCGACATTACACGGCAATCCGATCAGCTTTTTGCCGCTGGGCGTGATGTGAACCAGCTCCTGCAGCTTCGGATTGAGGTTAACCATCTTCACTGCCAGGTTAAAAACGATGGCCGCCTGTTCCCGGCTGAGAGCGCCGCTGACGATCTGCGTGTTCTGTACCGCTTCGGGTCCCACAAGATGCGCCAGCAGTATTCCGGCAATCAGGCCTGTTTTACCGTTTTTACGCGCGATGCTAAGGATCGCCATGTCCGTACCGACTGGGTTGTCGTATACCGCCAGGATGAATTCTTTCTGAAAGGGATCCAACCGCATGGGCTGGCCGATAAGTTTGCCTTCGGGCACGATGCAAAAGCGCTCAATGAACGCTATTACACGCTCACCTCGCGTCATAGTCGTTTATCCGTGTTTGGGAAACGCGATCAGGTTGTCGTCCTGGTTCTGATGCTCGGTTTTGGTATTCCGGGCATCGCGATCATTCTTATTACGATTCTTCTGATCGCGGCTTTCACCGTTGGTTGCGTGAGAATGGATCTGCAGGTCACGGCGCTGTGCCAGGATGGTTCGCTGCAAATCAGGAATTTGTTTGCGGAGGCTTTTAATCAACCCCTCATTCCTCTCTTCACCGCGCACGCGCTCTTCTTTGCGCAAATCTCTGCGTAAAACGGTGATGTAAAGCTGGTTATTTGCCAGTTCTACAGCGGCCAGAAGGTCGGCGGGTGTCCAGCTGTCCAGGGCTTTCGATCTGATATTGTCATGCCAGAATGGTTCAGCTTTTTTTTCTAAACCTGCATGGGACGGCGGATCGATGGTGTCCACGGCTGCATTATTCATGGCCTGAATCGCCGCCGCCGAACTGTCGGAACGGGTTCGTTTATCTGCCATATGTCAACACCTTAAAACGGAAAAAATCGGGTTAGCGTTAAAATCAAACTTTGGCGGCGGTCATTTGGGGCAAAGGGTTTGAAGATTTGATCCCCCCCCGCCCTTGATGGGACTCATTCTCATTTGAAATGGTTGCATTTGAAATGATTTCTCATGACGCATAACTCGCATCACGCCGCCGCGCTAGGCCGAATGTTTGTCTACCTGCTCAAGCTTACGATTGCCTTTCTCGTACTCGGGCAACACATGCCCTGAGACGGTAAGCGTCGGCACATCCTCGCCTACGGTGTGAGTGAACTGAATAGAGGTCACGCGCTTCATCTCCACGCCATCGATCACCAGCTGAACAAATTTGCCGTCGCGGTACTCAATGCTTAGGTCTTTCATTACGTGCTCCAGTGAGACGCCGGATCAAGCGGGTAGCCGTTGGCATCACAGCCGATTACGGTACCGCTCTTCTCCATTCTCTGTTTGGTTGAATCGTGATGGGCTTTGCACAGTGGCTGCCAGTTCTCTTTACTCCAGAAAAGATGCTGTGCTTTCGAGATCGCCAGCGAGTTGCCCGACTTAAGCGCATCTTTGAGCTTATGAGGTTCGATGTGGTCAACAACAGTCGCCGCTGTTATGCGCCCCTGCTGCTCGCACATCACACATAGTGGGTGCTGCTGCAGGAAACGCAGACGGGCTTTATCCCATCGGCTGCCATATACGCGAGGCTCTTTGTTCATGCCAGTCTCCATGCGCGGCGGCGTTCTGTCCTCGGCTCGTTGTCCGGGTGACGCTCAATCGTCGGCAGGTCTGCGTGATCAACCAGCGAATAGCACGGATAAACCACCCGTCCGCCGTAAGCCTCACCGACTGCATAATCAGCTGCCAGCGTTGTATTCCATGCACTAAGCATGCGCGGCAGCCTGTTCTGCGGTGGGCTATAGCAGACACCGTGAATCAGCTTACTCATCACGATGTGATCACCACACACGCGATCAGCGTCCACCAGCATTCCGGCTATCTCTTTCTGATACTGCGGCGGTCGGCCAGTACCGAGATAAAAGCTCATCATGTCGTCAGGGAAACGGGCCAGCCAGTCAGCCACCTTGTCAGCGAACCCGGGCACGGGCAGAGCATCATCTTCCAGCACCACCACTCTACAGGTTTGCTCCGCTGCCCATTCGATTGCGCGACGGTGATTCCAGTTTGCGCCGTGGTTACCTTCATCAATGAGGAGGTGGGCGCCAAGTTCGCCAGCCAGCAATGAAGCTGAGGCAAAACGAGAATTGTGGCCTACCACAACGAACTTCACTTGTGCTTCCACCACGCTACCTCCTTACCGAATCCCTCCGTTTTGAAAATGGTGTGAACCTTCGGACCAGTGACGACTCGATCACCAAAGGACTTTGCAGCCATACCAAACGCGCACATATCCACCGGCGTGGCGGGGGCTGTCTCCATCTTCCAGAAGCGGTGGCTTTCAATCAGGTAATACTGCCTGATGATGCGGTGAGCAAACTCCATCACATCTTCACGGCTACCACCCAACAGACCAGCGTTAAGCAGCTGATCGTAACGATGCTGTTCGAGGAATTCGCTGTAGGCTTTGCCATGGTGATTGACCTTCATCCACTCTTCGGCATACGTCTTATGCTCAGATCCGACGTAAATTTTACCCGGCTCCATTTCTGACCAGGGTTCCCGAAGCATCTCAACGTCAGTGCCATCAGTACACCAGACCCGGTGGTATTCAGGGTGAGCTCGCAAATGCTGGTAGATGTGCAGCCAGCGCGCGAAGTAAGGACTCATCTGAATAGGTGTAACCTGATTCAGGATTGCACCTTCCGGTGCCGTAGTCAGCTCGTCTGCCAGCACCACAGCTTTTGCACCACGAATAGAGCGGGACCACGCCTGCAATAATGCCGGGTCGGCGGCCATTTTAACTTTTCGCTGCGGATCGGGCTCACTCGTCAGGAGCGAGGTTATTACCACATCATGCTGCTGCCGGTACGGGGCATAGGCTGTATACCCACTATCCCGGCGGGCACTGTAGATTAAGGCATTGGCCTTTGCCAGGCTCTCCCGCTCAGGGCGGGGTATAGAGCGCACCACCTCTTCGTACTCGTCCATCGAGTGAATCAGCTTTTCTGAGCCAACCACATCAGCGAATGCCCAGGTCGATAACCCCGCGTTGTAGATTCGAAGCGCCAGATCGGGATGCTCATACATGCCACGTCCATATACCGGATCGAACCCGCCAACCTTCTCGATGGCGCTGCGGTGGTAATACAGCATCACTCCGCGCTGCCCGGTGTAAGCCACATGCCGATCGTCACGGTAAAGCACCGCGAGGTCATTAAGCTTGCGCGGGCCAGCCAGATCAAGAAACTGGTAAGCCAGGTGCGGTTCAGGTGATTCGATATAAGGCAGGTGCCAGTTATAGGCAACAGGCCAGGCGTCATCGTCCCACAGGAAAAGGTGCTCACACCCGGCATCCATCAGCGCTGTCAGGCTGGCGTTCTTTGAAGCGACGATGCCGAGGGATGATTCGTGCCGAAGCAACTGCACGCCGTCGGGAACTACTGCTGCAGGTTTAGAACCATCGTCGATAACAACCACCAGCGCGCTGGCAGGTAAAAACTGCAGATGTTGAGTAATGGCGCGGTTTAGAACGTCAGCGCGGTTGTGCGTAGTTATGGCAATGCCAATACGTGATGCGGTGACTCCAGCTGGTACATATGAAACGCCGTTGATAGAGACTTCCATAAAAGCCCCTTAGTAACCACCGCGCTTGTTCCACAGCATTCCGCCGGGCTTCAGCGCATTTTTGATAGCATCAGTTACCGCGTCGCTGATCGCACGCTGCAGGCCATCAATCGAAGCTGCTTGTGCATTAAGACCAGCCAGGAGGGATTCGAAAAGATCGCTTTCGCGGACGGCGTCAATGACAGCCTGCTTCATTTCATCGCCAAGCTTAATCTTCGTCTTCACATTTTCGGTGATGGATGAAGCGGCTTCATGCACTTTATAGCGATCAGCTGCAAACACTACCTTGCTCTGGTCACCATTAACGCCGAGGGACATGCCGGCAGCATGCTGTATACCGGTGTGGTCCATACCCATCTTCACGCTGTAGTTAGCCGATACTACGCCACCCCCGATGAACGCATCCTTAATAAATACCTGCCCGTCCTTTACAGAAAATGGCGAAATCTCTTCCAAAGATTTCCGCAATTTCTTCGCTAAGCGAGTGCGCTTGATGTGCTCCACGGCATCACGAATTTCTTCTGCTGTGTATTTACCTTCAAGCGCTACCCACCGTTCTGCAAGGAACACCACGGGAGTTTTTTCAGGTTCGGAATTACCATACTGCACGTGATAGCGAGCCAGAGCAGTATCGAGCGCGTCTGCAATTTTTTGTTGAATCGCTAGATCACTACTGATGCTGTAAAGGGGAAGATCTGCAATTCCATCCAGAGCATCTACCGGAGTGCCGATGGGGCCGCCTGAGAAGTGAACTGGCAGGCTGTCCCACGATGTCGGAATTCCGTACTCATCAACCATCAAGGCCACCAGTTTATAACCGGCTGGCATCATGATTTTTTGGCTGCGGCTGTATGGCGTTTCGCAATACCCCTCAAAAGTAAGCCAACCGACAATGAAGCCTTCAAAGGAGCTACCTGAGCGCCAGTCTGGTTTCACGGCATAAAGATCCACACGGCATTTATCACCATGCTTAATCTGGTTACCGGGGCCGTCGGTGGTGATGGTTCCTAAAGAAGGAAGCGTTACCGTTACTTCACAAATTTGATAGGTCAGAGACATTTTATTTTCCTTTTAGGCGTGAGCCTGTCGCACGGCAAAGCCGCCGAAAGTTAACGACTTACCCAGGCTCACAGCTGAAAGACTTTCTTCGATGTGCGCGTGCGATGCGCATAAAAAAGCCCCGCTAGTGCGAGGCTCTGGTTTCTTTCTGGCAGTTCGCCTGCCACGCTTTGTTATGCGCCAGAATGTCTTTCTTCGTCTGGCGATCTATAACGTCGATGTCGTGATCGGTCAGGTAGATTGGCTTTACCCATTCACAGGCGGTGTCAGTTACTACCGGGACGCTTCCACGAGTTACGCAGCTCGCGATCAACATCGTCATCAGGCATGTGGTTAACAGTCTGTTGTACATTGCTGGCCTCTTTCGTGGCTTCCACACGGCGTTCGGCTACTGCTTCTGTGGCTGCGGCCTTTTCTTCGGCTCGCTGCTGGTCTGCTTTGGATTCGGCCTTGCTGCTACCGCGAACATGTCCCAGGCCAAAAGCACCGGCGATGGCGGTAAGCACTAAGGCAGCCAGACCGAGAATCATCTCCAGTGTCATATAACCACCCGTTCCTTTACCCAGCCGTATACAAACGTCTCGTTAGCGCTGCGCTGTTCTGCCAGCTCAAGATAACGCTGACCCTGACTACAGTTAAGAGCGCGAAGCATAACCAGTTCCCCCTCTTTACCTCTTCGCGAAAGGTAGCTTTTCAAGGCGCTGATCGTTCGGGGACCTATAAAACCGTCAGCGGTTAGATCCGGATAAAGAGTGCCCTGGATGTTGAAGACGTTCAGCCAGCGCTGGAACCATTTGGTCTGAACTGATGGCCCCATGTTTACCCCGGTATCACAAAGCTCAGCAGCAATGGCTGGAGATACCTCTGAAACCTGGTCAAACCGTGGCCCCGTCCAGTAGTCAGCAGTGAGGATTTCCAGAGCCTGCCGCCGGGTCAGGTTTTTCATGTCACCGGTATAACCGTGTGACCGTGCAACCGCCTGAGTAATACCCCAGTTGGTCGGGCCGCCTTTATCGTCAGGGTGATTAACGTAACCGCCCTCTTTTCCGAGAATGGCATCAAAAATTTCGTCTTTGGTCATTCTTGCCTCAGATGATCAACCAGGCGCGCAACGTTGCCTCTGACGGCCACCAGCACGGAGAGAAAAATGACGTTAGCCCCAATAGTGGCCCACGATGAATGAGGATAAATGCCGCACAGATATGCCAGTGGCACGGCGCTGTAAGTAACTGTTATCAGCCATGCCAGCCTGGAAACCCACGGGCGGTGACGTGAATCACCGCGACGATAGAACATCAGGGTGATCACTACACCGGCGCAGATCAGCGCGTTTAAAGTTGCTGTTGGGTCATTTAGTACCACCTGAACCTCCCCGGCGCGTTATCAGCGCCACCAGCGAGCCGACATCCTGGTTATTCAGGAACGTCAGGATTTTGACGGCTAATGCAGAAACAATTACGGCACCAATGGCATCCAATGGTTTATCGCTGTACCCGGTCCAGTTAGCCAGCTTTGATCCAACCAGTCCGGAGCAGAGAATACCGGCGATATAGGACACAACGAAATACGCCATTCGGCGTGCTGCGCCCAGGTCTGCAGCAGTCGCGATATAAAACACAGCCCCTGCAAATGCGCCAAATACCACACCGTAATCTGTACCGGTCAGCAGTCCATAGACACTGGCACCGGTCAGGGCGCCACCGGCTAACCCAGTGCCGGAAATTGGATCGGACATTGGTCCCCCTCAATGCTGTGAATCCTCTCAATATGAGGGGAAATAATGCCGCCAGGCGGCGAAGTTATCACTCTGTCAAAGGCCGCCGAGAAGCGACCTTTTGCACAGTGTTATTTACTGGGTTTAATCAGGGGCCACATTAGAGTAATTACCCCAGCCACCAGCACACCATCAGCGAGGATGGACATAATTTTGCTGGTGAAGTCGATGGCCACCACCAGGAAAAGCAATACCGCGGCGGCGGCCCAGCGAAGTTTACCGATCACAGGTACTGATCCAGAGGAAGCTGTAGCGCCTGTGCGATTTTCTTCAGTTGCGCCTCTTCTTCCTCACCGATCCCATCATGATCGGCAATGTCCAGGCAGAGACAAAGAACGTTAACCGCATCGTCAGTACCGGCAACGTCCGCCAGTTCACGCAGTGCTTGGGCATTAGCAGAACGCGGCGATGCTTCGTAACGTGCGCGAATGTTGCTGCTCATCTGCGCGATCTCACCGGCGAACGGGGAGAAGGCAGGAAGTGCGGAGATTGTTTTCTCCAGCACGGCGATTTCTTTCGCATCACAGGTACCGTCTGCATATGCAATGGAGTAAGCGCCCCACACAGTAGCTTCGACCGCATCGCGATTTTCCATTTTCTTTACTTCGACAACGGCTTTACGGGCTTTCTTTTTGAAGATACCAAACATAGTGACTTTCCTTTTAGGGGGTGAGCCAGCGCTCAGAAATGGTCAGCCCACAGAGACGGTCACACCGACCATCACTCTGGCTCACCTCTGAAAGGCTCTGTGGTTGAAGCGCCGAGCGTGGCGCGGAATATAAAAAAGGCCCGCCGAAGCGAGCCTTTGAGGTGGTTTAACGTAATTACGCGGCGTGCAGTTCCAGGGATTTACCCAGCGCCGCCAGCGCTTTCTGGATGGTGTCGATTTTGGTCGAGTGATGCAGGTCGAGGATACGGGTCACCTCTTGCGGGCGCGTGTCGATCATGCGCGCCAGCTCGGCATTACTCACCCCACTCTGAACCACTGCATTGAGCAGCAGCACTTTGGCCGCCACGCTGGCGGGCACCTCCACGAACGCTTCACCCTGGATGGATGGAGGCGGGATCTCGCGTCGGTCTTCAAAGTAGAAGTCCAGCGCTGTTACCAGAGCGTCCTGCGCCATTGCTAACGCCTCCTCTCTGGTATCGCCGCCAGTCATTGCTTCCGGAATATCAGGAAACAACACCGCGCATCCTGTTTCATCACAATCGAACGTTACTGGATATCGCATATCTGAATAAGTGAACCGCCGCAAGTACCAGCCCCGAAGGGCTGGATTTTTTATTTAAGGCCGAGTTGCTTAAGAATTGCTTTTCTCAGCGGCTCCGGTATCTCCTTCCCCGGATGCCTCGGCATCACCGTTTGCTTGCCCTGGTAGATGAGTTTTAAGTGGTTAGTACCGTCTTTGAACTCAACCCCCAGTGCGGCCAGCCAACGTCTGAACTCGCTTTGCTTCACTTCCTCCTCCTGTCTGTTTAACTTGAAACCAGTATAAACATTTTTGTTTATACAGACAAGAGATTTATAAACTTTTTTGTTTATATTCGCAGGCAAGAAAAAACCCGCTCGGCGGCGGGTTTGCATTCGTGCAGGCGTTATATCCCACGATTTGAAGCTTACACGACAACTTCGGACAAAATCAAGCTTTACGTTGTCAAAATGCTAAATTTTGTTGGTATTTTCACAAAATGATGTAGCAGCATGAAATTCCATGTCCGCCTTCCCTTCCTCCTGATGACAAATGCCCACCAGCATCTCAAGAAAGGGCTTCCAGTTGCGGGTCCATGTCCTTACATGCAGATCCGGCAGCCGCCTGAGAATCGCTTTGTGCGCGGCGGTAGAGGGTACAGATGAGAAGCCATTTCCAGAACAGCGCTCACAGGTTTTGAATACCGGCACCCCCTTCTCCTTTGTCGCTACACGGTCGAGCACCTCGCCTTTTCCCCCGCAGCGGCACCGGGCATGAATGACGCCCTTTCCGCCGCACGCTGCGCAGGTGTGCTTCACCTGCTCATGCTTAATCTTCGGGGCTACCACCTCGACACCGTCAGCATCGAAAATGCCAGGGTGCTTGATTACATCCTCCAGCTGGTCCGTAAAGCCGGTACCGCTGCAGCTGTTACACGGCGCGCTGGTGGCCGCCGAACGGGAATACTCTGCAAAGGCGAATTGCGCCAGAAGCTGCATGCACCAACCGAACTCTGCACCCGCTGCTTTACGCACGTTCTTCGGTGCGGAATCCATTGCATGACGGGCCAGCGCCTGAACCGCCATCTGCTCATCCGTTTTGCTGATCCCGGCTTTGCCGAAGAATGCCGCCAGGCCGAAACGAGCCCGGCTGCTGGTGGTCCCGATGGCCGCCATAACATCGGTACCGGTAAGGCGATCCGGGGAAGTGCCTTTCACGCTGTCGCTGATGTGCATACCCTGAGGGCTGAAGTGTTTGAGTGCTGATTCCAATTTCATTGTTCACACTCCCCCACAAGGTTAAGGATTATGGCATTCGTAACATCCGACAGGTCATTGAGTCGTTCATTTTCCAGCACCCAGCGGCAGACTTCTGTTGCTTCAATGCGTGTAACTGGCTTAATGGTTGTCAGCAATTTTTCCAGATAGTGCTCTCGGTCATACACAAAATCATGATGTTCGGAATAGCCATATTCATAGCCGAGCTCTTTTCCTGCCGTATTGCGTACACTGTAGAGCCAGTCCCAGTATACGAACTCACGGACAACATCAGAAAGGGTGTGAGGCTGTGGCAGAACGTCACGATAGCCATCAACATATTTACGACGCTGATCTTCAATTTCATAAATCCGACCACCGCTAATACTTCCAGATTTCTTCTCTGCCGATGTCCAGCCCCACAGATGATTGGCGAATTTCGGGGAGGACTTGATCACGCGCTCGGCCTCAACATCCTCCATTGCAGATTCATAGCTGCCAAACATAGCGCGAACATCAGCGGCTTTTTTGATATTCTCCCGCGCTGCCTTGATAGCGTTCGCCGGGTTATCCATGCCGATGGTACCGAATGCAATCTGGAAAGGATCTGCACCATTCGCCAGCAGATAACGGGAATATCGCTCACTGGCCTCTTTCGGGCTGATCTTAATTTTCTCCAGCGCAACTTCGGCTGCGTCCAAGTGTGCAGGTTCGTTCATCCGGATGACCTCCAGCACCCAGAGATAGGCGTCTGTCTGCTTATCGCCGGTAATTTTCCGTTGCTCAGGCAGTGGCTTGATGTTCGCCAGGGTGGTGCTGTGCGCTGCCGTCGGGATGGTGAAAAGTGCTTTATGTTCGATGTTATCAGTACGCATTATGCAGCCGCCTTTTTATGGAAGACCAGCTCACGAACCTGATCGCCGTTCATGAGCATGTTGTTAAAATCGTCGTGATCGGGCCAGTAGACACTTACCCGTTGCAGGTCATTTTTTGCCACCAGGTTCGCATGTGCGCATTCATATGCGGCCGCCAGCCCGGTGGCGCTGTTTTCGTCACGGTCAGCGAAAATAATCAGGTGCTTAACACCTGCCGGGACCCTGAATTTCTTCATAAATCCGCTGGTCATGGTTGCCCATGTATTGACTCCGTAGAGCTGGTGAGCTGAGAGTGCTGTTTCGATGCCCTCGGCTATGCCTAGCGTGGTCGAGACGGGGAACATCCGGATAGCAACTGAACGAGCGTGATCCAGATAGCTCTCTTCCTGAAGAGATTTCTGGCGTTTTGCACCAACTGAATCCTTCAGCTGAGCTTTCCGATTACCGTCCAGCAAAGTTCTGTGCAGATAGCAAAGTTCTCCTTTGTCATCAGTGGCGAGCGAATACAGCGACTGAAAAACCTTCCCTCCGTAGCGTTCCTTTTCGTTAAATCTGATAGCCTCTTGAGGAAGCTGGTAAATGCCGCGCGCATTGAGATAGTCGGCTCCAGAAGATCCTCGCAGCGGCGCCAGTTTTGCAAATTTGCTCAGCACTCTTTTACGCAGGCTGCCAGCGTTGCTGGTTTTAGGGATACTTTCGCGCCGGAACGTATTGCCAATCAGCTCATCAATTTCGCGGCAAACTTCATTAAATGGTTTACCCTGGGTTTCGGTCACCAACTTAAGCCCGTCACCGCTGCCGCATTTGCAGATCCAGGTGCCAGCACCGTCACGATCATCAATGCGGAATTTACCAATCGAATCGCAAAGGGGGCATTTTCCCTTAAAGTGGTTTTTGCCGGTGATGGGCGGCAGACCGTAATGTTCAAAAATCATGGCCCACTGGCCTTTTGCTGCATCTGCCGTCTTCATGCTCGTTTTCCTAACTGCTGTTTGATGTCGTGAATCGCTTTCATTGCATGATTAATTGACGCGGGAGTCCCCGATTTCAGAGCCTCATCCCCGCTCCGGGCCTTACCTTTCGCGAAAGCAATTTGCTTGTGCTTGATGAAGTTGCTCACAGTGGGAGTGATCTCCATCGGGTAGTCGCTCAGGCCGTTCGGCCACTCTCCGAAACGATCATGGAATGTGTGCTTACACCAACCATCGCTAACCGGCTTTTTGCCCTGCGATTGGCGCTGGCGCTGATAGAATTTAATCTGGCTCCACCAGACTTGTTTCTCAGCCTTCGTTGGCAACGGCTGGTTGCCGCCCAGCTTTTTGAGTTTGCGACCGGTGTCGGTATCGACGTCCTCGCCACCCAGCGGCTTGTGTCCACATTTCGGGCAGACATAGACGCCTGCTGGCTTCATGTAATGGCACTGAGAACATTCATGCGGGAGCTTTTCAGCCCGTTCCTCAGCTGTGAGGCGCGCGCTTTCCTCCATCCCGTCAGACTTTCCTGGAAGATCGTCATACTCGATAGAATCCGGATAACCCAGACGGTGCACGGTGCCGCTGTGATCGAAGATGAGGCAGGACTCTTTACCCGGTGCAGTGCGCAGGCCACGCCCGAGCGCCTGCAGCCAGCGAATTTCACTCTTTGTCGGCCTGGCGTAGATGATGCAGCGAACGTCACTATCGAAGCCGGCCACCAGAACGCCGACACTAACGATGATTTTCGTTGCGCCGGTTTCAAAGCGGTGAATGATGGTCTGGCGCTCATCCACAGGAGTGTCGGCGGTCATGACCTCAGCATTAACACCAGCCTGATTAAACTGGATGGTCAGATAATTGGCGTGGGCCACGTTGACGCAGAATGCGATTGTTGGCAGGTCCCGGCCATTCTCCAGCCAGTTCTGTACGATGTCGCCCACCAGCGTAGAACCGCACATGATTTCAGCCAGCTGTGTTTCGTTGTAATCGCTGCCGTACTCAAGTGACGCTTTTGTTTTTACGCCTTTCAGATCCGGCTTAGTCGGTGCGTAAAACTCGTATTTACTCAGATCGCCACGTTGAATCAGTTCTGCGATGGTGGTCGGCTTAATCAGTCGGTCATAGTATTTACCCAGGAAAGGTGAAAATGGTGTGCCGGATAAACCGATGACCTTCACCCCGCCAGCGCGCAGACGCTCGATGTCCTGCAAAATGCGTTTTTTACGAAGATGCGCTTCGTCGATGATCAGCAGATCGATGTCTTCCGGGAAGACGCGGCGAATCAGCGTATCGGCGCTGGCAATCTGAATTTTGCGTGTTGGATCGTAGTTCGGGTGATCTGCCCAGATGTACCCGATTTCATCACCCGGCAAACCGTACTCCACGAAGCGAGTAGCCGTCTGACCAATCAGGATGGTGTACGGTGCACAGAACAGGACGCGCATACCACGGCTGACAAACCCGGCAACGATGAAGGCAGCCAGGCCCGTTTTACCGCTACCGGTTGGCGAGTACACCATGAAGGTGTCGTATGCCTTCCAGTCACGGCGCAACATGTTAAGCGCTCGCTCCTGTGCAAAGTTCGGTGTGATCGTCAGCTGCATTGTGCTGTCCCCGCGGTGATGAGATAATAAATTCGTGATGTGGATTTCATGGATTCCCCCTCACATGGCTGGTGGCCTCCCCAAAGGCTGCCAGCCTCCCTTCTGATTCATCCCCCTGAAAAAATCACTCTTCCAGGAAGAACCCTTCTCATTTTTTCAACGCCTATTGGCTATGTACTACCTTGCTGATACGGGCATTTTTATTACTGCCCTTACTACAGAGATCTACTTAACCTATGGATCTCCCTTCTTGGAAAAGGCCCTATTCCTACCCCTTCACCCAATCCCCCCTTACCCCCCTTTCCCTCTTCCCCATTAAAATGTACTACTAAGCTAGTACACACAAAGAGTAGAGTCAGTTGGTTGCCAACCTGAACAGACACCTTTAAGCCTGCTTGCGTCCGGGTACCTTTAAACCCGAAGCCATCAGGAGCGCGGTTGCGTTCCTGCCAGGGGAGGTTCGGCGGTATACCCCTGTAATGCCCTGCCGTGATTCTTCACGAACAGTCGAAGCCGTGTATTTGCTTCGTGCCTCGCCCGGTTCTCCTTTCGGTATGAAACGGGCTCAGCGTCAAATGTTTCCTGATATACAACTGAATAACGCTGTATCGCTTTCTGGCGTGTCGCTGGCGAAAGAATTAGTAACTGCTGCTGAATCCACTCCGCGTCTGCATGTGAATAAGCGAATGGAAGAATGCTTCGTACATCAGGCCCTTGCTTCATCGCTTCGCCGCTTAGATGGAAAAGCTTTATTTTCAAAAGCTGATACTTTTCCCTCTTCAGAAATCACTACAAAAATTTCACGTCCCGACCTCAGTGCTTTGCTTATGGCAATTTGCGTCACTCCAAGCGCTGCGCCAGCTCGTACCTGGCCGTGTTGTTTCACGTATTCTTTAAGTCTCATCTGAGCCATATGTCCTCCTGAATAAAAATACTACCATAAGTATTAAAATTAAGGATACTATAAGTAGGAGACATAATCAAACTTTTGGTATTAAATCAGACTATGGAAAAGAAAAGCAGACTGACGACAGAACAGCTTGAAGACGCAGCGCGTCTTAAGGCTTTGTATGAATCGAAGAAAAAAGAACTTGGTATAACCCAGGCTGACCTTGCTGACGAACTAGATATGTCGCAAGGTGCAGTCGGGCACTATCTAAACGGCAGAAACCCACTAAATCTTCAGGTTGCAGCGAAATTTGCAAAATTACTTCACGAACCCATATCCAGCTTCAGCCCAGCACTTGCTAAAGAGGCGGAGCTGCTATCTCAGGTTTCAAATGTTACTTACCATGGCCCATCAAAGCCAAGAGGCACATACCCACTCATAAGCTGGGTTAGTGCGGGCGCATGGTGTGAAGCTGTCGAGGCATACACCCTTAAAGAAATCGATGAATGGTACGACTCTGATGCCCATATTGAAGGCCAGGGATTCTGGTTAAAAGTGCAGGGTGATTCTATGACCTCTCCTGTAGGTGTCAGCATTCCGGAGGGCATGTATGTTTTGGTCGATACAGGTAAAGAGCCGCAAAATGGAAGTTTAGTTGTCGCCAAACTTACCGACGCCAATGAAGCAACCTTTAAGAAGTTGGTAATTGATGCGGGTAAAACCTATCTAAAACCCCTTAATCCTCAGTATCCTTTAACCCCCATCAACGGGAACTGCAAGATCATAGGGGTCGTTGTTCAAGCTATGATGTGGCTGTAATAAGCTATTAAAAGTACAAAGCCTGTCCTTCGGACGGGCTTTTTTTATCTCTTTGAATTTCAATAAGTAAGCTTATCCCTCACATAAAACTATACTTTTAGTATTGATCATATTAAAACATCTAGTATTATTACTTTCATCGGCAATCAATGGAGCCCATGAGATGAGTAAACTAAATCGTCAACAAGAAGCTAGCCAAGAATTCGATATTCACGCGAAGCTGAAATCAACTAATGCGAATTGGAGTTATCTTTTCGCGGCGCAACCCTATGAAGATGGCTTTAATTACCAATTCAGAACAAACTTCGTTGATGAACCTGAATTCGCCATATACGAAAGGATTGATAATTATTTCGTTCTGGTTGATTTCTTTAAATCATATGAAGAAGCATGTGATGATGCTAAAAAATTAATAAATGAGCATCCTGACATTAAAAACATGATCCCTAAGATTTAATCAACAAACAATAACGCGAACAAGAAAATAACACCTTCAATGGTGCGGTAAAACTCACCCTGAGGAAATGTAAATGCAAAATGTACTTACTTTAATTAATAAGCCAGTTACATACCCACGTCAGTTATTTGTTGATGATAACGGTAATTATACGCCGGGTAAAATCATGACATGCCAGATGGCTGGGGATTCCATGCAGCCTACTATCCAGCCATGTGAGCTGATTGCTTTTGCTGACTGTGGTGGAAAGGTCGCCGAGCCTGGGATTTATGTTTTTTCGCGAGATGTGTTCGGGCGGCCATGCGTATTCATTAAGCGAATCGACCCAATGCCGAATGGCGCAATGATAATAATTTCCGACAATCATCATTATGAGACTTTTACATTAGAAATTGATGAGCAAAGCGATATGAAAGTGCATGGACGTGTTATTGCCTCAATGACGATGAGGAGCTTCATATGACTTTCATCATTGATAAAGCTGCATATAAAACAGCATGCCTTTATGCCACCTGTGGCTATGAAATGATTGCAAAGTTATACCTGAAGAAAGCTTACGGGAGATAAATATGTGTAATGAGCGCCATGATATACAGGAAGTAAACATTAAGGCTGAACAGCTAAACTTCCTTATGCAAACAATGCATGCGCATCATGAAGAGTTTGACAAGTGCCAACTAAATGCTCTTTTGGGCCTTGCATACGATATTGCCGGGTATGTCTACTCCTGGACGGAGGAAGAAGAAAAAGCAGTTGCGGCAAAGGAAGAATTAAAGCGGGAGGCGTTAAGAAATGAACAGCGTAATTAATACCTACCGCCGCCGGATATTAAAAGCTGCACTGCTTCGCCACCAGCGCAAGACCGGTAGTACCTGCATTATCGTCACCATGCCAAAAGGCGGAATTAAGACGCTGGAAATAACTGAAATTGTCATGGATGGGCTGCTGTGCCGTTTTGAGAATTTAGCTCGCGCCGAGTATGGCGCAGTAAATGGTGACAAATCAGTTCAGGAAATCTACCGGAATGCCATTGATGTGAATGGCCTCGGTGAATATTTGACAGAAAGCGGAAAGTTGCTCGTTGATGATTTGGTTGCTGAGCTGGTCGCTCATGCAAAGAAAGTGGCGGCGATCCAGAAGGAGTCCACATGACATTGACGGCGATCCGAATCCCTGAATGGGTTCATGTGCAGGCGGCCCATGTACTCCGCCAGTTCAGGTCCAGGCGAATTCACCCTTGCCGTATGCACGGCTCCGGCAATCTGAGCCTCCGGGTTAACCGCCGATGGAGGCTGTTATCCAGAGATGGTGGCAGGAACTGGGAAGTGATGAGCCACGAGCGGTACAGCAAAGTTAAAGATCGTAAATAGGAGCGCGTTAATGATTAAGTCAACCTTCCACCCAGAACCGACATCTACCGGCATCCGCTATGGAAACCGGATCATTGGGTACTCCGCAGCTATCCGTCAGCTCGATAAAGGCCGCTGTGACAAAAACATCGCAGATGGCATGGACATGCTCGCTTGCATCATGGAGGCGGTTGAAAGCGGGTGGATCTCGCTTCCTGTTGAGAAGCAAATCACGGTATGGCGCTGGTTGCTCGTCGCGGTCTTTATCACTGAGGAGCAGGAGAAGAACGGAACCATCGACGTAGCCAATGATCATGGCAGCTTCGACACTGCCGTTATCTATTCGGGAAAACACGGCTCCATCAGCATCTATCCCGGGCCCGAACGATTGGCTCTAGCGAATCACGTTGAGGGCTGCGCCATCCAAAAATACGGACTGGAGCTCGGACAGCAATTGGCGCTGCGCATGTATCAGGACATGCTCGTGACGGACGATGAACGCGGGTTTCGGCTGTCAGTTATGGGGCGAGAGGGCCTCAATCTGTTGCACGACAGCTTTATCAAAGAAATTCAGACCGAAGGCATGCCAGATATGCCGGTTATTCACTGAGGAGAACGAAATGAACACTGTAATGATCAACAACAAACAGCTTCCCGCAGTTGAATATCGCGGTCAGCGCGTTGTAACTCTTGCGATGATTGATGAAGTCCACCAGCGTCCCGAAGGTACCGCTCGTGCGGCATTCAATCGAAACCGAGAGCATTTTATCAACGGTGTTGATTATGCCGAATTAGGTGCGGACGTAATACGTACGGACCTCCCGGAAGGAACATTCTCTAAATTTGCACCGTCAGGTATTGTGCTTTTCGAATCAGGTTATCTGATGTTGACGAAACCTTTCAATGACGATCTGGCTTGGCAAGTTCAGCGCGAACTGGTTAACAACTACTTCCGGCAGAAGCAATCACAGACACTGACTGAAATAGAGATGATTGCAGCAATGGCCGCCGACGCCGTTCGCCAGCAGAAGCGACTGAAACATGTTGAAGAGCAAATCGAAACAGTGACCGAAGCTGTCGAAAACATAAAGCGCGGAAACATGCGCGCCGGTTATGTCGGTTACCGCCAGGTGGTTGCTAAAAGTGGCATGACAGATTCGAAATGCCGCAATCTTGTGAACGCCTACAGCATTCCGACAGATACCCACGAGTTCATGACTCCTGACGGGTTGCTTTCACGCCGGGCTATTGTTGAGCTTGAGCCATTTATGGCGGCTTTCCACCAGATGATGTCCGAAGCAGAACCCCGCGGGACTCGCTGGTATCACCCCAAGATGGGGTTGTTCCAGGCTATTGGATGGGAGGGTTAATTATGCACAAATTTTACGTAGAAACCGCCAGCCTGAACACTATCAGCGACTGCCTCCAGCAGCTTGTGAATGCCGAAGAAGCACAACTCAGCATCGAAGATCAATTGGCGAGATCAAACAGCACCAGCGAATGTAGTGAATGGCGGAAAAAAGCTGAGAACGCTTTACGTGTGATTAAAGGTAAACGTCGCCTCATAACCGCTCGTCTGGCGATTCTGCGCCAAGAGGAAAAGGTTCACAACATGCAGCTGCACCAGCGACATAATGATTTTCTGGTTGAGGCGCTGCGCGAAATTGTTACGCCATCTTCTTTTGAGCGCTGCGTTCGTCTGGCTAAAGAGAAAACGGAGGAGATCCATGCAAACCAGTTCTGAAGTCGTTCTTCTGGTGCCGAATGACTGGGTAAGCGAAAAAATTCTGATCGCGGTTACCGGGCTCAAGCCCGGTACCATCCTCCGGGCCAGAAAAGAATGCTGGATGGTTGGGCGGGAATATCTTCACGTCTCCCCGGATGGAAACCCGAAGCCGTCCAGCGAGTGCATGTATAACCGTAAAGCCGTAGATGCGTGGGTTGCCTCTCTCAAAAATAAACAACCAGGGTGATTTGATACTATGAAAAAGGTAAGCTCGCATCGCTCTTGGGCGTCAGGAGGAAACGATGGTTAAAGCCATATATCCGACAGGCGTCGAAAACCACGGTGGCTCTTTGCGCATCTGGTTTAGTTATAAAGGTAAACGTGTCAGGGAAAACCTCGGTGTCCCTGACACCATAAAGAACAGAAAGATCGCCGGGGAACTGAGAACATCGGTATGTTTCGCAATCCGCACAGGAACGTTCGACTATGCGGCACAGTTTCCCGAATCACCTCACCTCAAAACTTTTGGGGTAGGCAGGAAAGAAATTACAGTGAAAGAGCTCGAAGAAAAGTGGCTGGATCTGAAAAAGATGGAAATTTCTGCGAACGCACTCAATCGCTATGAGTCGGTCGTAAGAAATATGGTGCCACGGATTGGAGGGGGCAGACTGGTAGCCTCGGTGACTAAAGAGGATCTACTGTACATCAGGAAGGATTTGCTTACCGGCCATCGGGCACGACTGAAAAGCGATTCCCTGACCAAAGGCAGGAGCGTTGTTACCGTAAATTATTACATGACAACAATAGCGGGAATGTTCCAGTTTGCCGCAGATCATGGCTACATAAAGTCGAATCCTTTTGAAGGTATTAAACCGCTAAAAAAAGCCAGGGCAGAGCCAGATCCGCTTACTCGTGACGAATTTATCCGCCTGATTGATGCATGCCGGCATCAGCAGACGAAAAACCTGTGGTCATTAGCAATATACACAGGAGTGCGCCACGGGGAACTGCTCTCCCTGGCCTGGGAGGACATCGATCTTAAGGCTGGGACAATAACAATACGCCGTAATTATACGAAACTGGGCGAATTCACTCTACCGAAAACTGACGCCAGCACTAACAGAGTGATCCACCTGATAGAGCCTGCGGTTAACGTCCTGAGGAACCAGGCTGAAATGACAAGGCTGGGCAAGCAGCATCAGATTGATGTTCAGTTGCGCGAATATGGCCGTACTGAGAAGCACGACTGTACGTTTGTCTTTAATCCTCAATTAGTCAAGCGTAGCGCCATGGTGGGATTTGTTTATAAGGTCGATTCGATAGGCGATTCCTGGGACGCGGCGGTTAAGCGCGCAGGTATACGGCACAGGAAAGCTTATCAGTCACGCCACACCTACGCATGCTGGTCATTATCCGCTGGCGCAAACCCGAGCTTCATTGCCAGTCAGATGGGCCATGCAAGCGCCCAGATGGTGTTCAATGTTTACGGTGCGTGGATGGCTGACAGCAACGCAGATCAGGTGGCGATGCTTAACCAGAAGCTTGCAGACTTTGCCCCATCAATGCCCCATCGCCCACAAGGCGGCAATAGGGCATTATTAAAATCAGTTAGTTAG